GGGTTAGTCGCAATAGCGGCACGGGTGTAATCGGTGATCGCATTCATTACCGCAGGGCCAGCAAAAAGTTTGTACTCCCCTTTGGCTCCACTTGCTTCGTAAACTGCTTGAAGAAGTCCACGAAGACCTGATTCTGTCAAGTTTGCGAAGTCTACACGAGATCCACTTACTGCACGGAATCCTTGTTTCAAGGATGTGTCGAAAGTGTTTCCGGTCGCGGCCGGATCACTCCATAGACCCAACCCACACATTAAACTTCCAGCAGAACTAGAACCAGCGGCTTGGTCGGTTGACGAACCAATAGCAGTCTCGATTGAGCGTTTGAGTTGGATGAGGGATTTTGCTTTGGAAGCGTTGTACAACCCATTTTGACCATTAGGTGCTACATCTACCATCTCGGCTTGGCGAGATACAGAAAAGCGGTCCTGTAAGGTTTGGATACGGTTGCCTAAACGAGCGCGAGAATTAACCAAGTCGCTCATGTCGCTAAGTGAATAGTCAACACCGTCAATTTGCCCTGAAATGGAGGGGTCGGCTAAAGAGTCGACTAACCATTCGTTTAAGGTCGCTTTAGGGGCGGCTGATTGTGGGAGGAAGCTGAAAAGCGGAGTTTCTGTGGGCTCCACAGTTTTCAGAAGTGATTCTAAGTTTTCTCTAGCGCCTTGAACGCTAGTTACATTGTAACTTGTTGCTAATGCCATTTTAAATAATTCCTTATTTTAAGATTTTTAAATTTTAGTCCGCTAGAAATGCGGCGAGATCGTTAGCCGAGAGTGGTCCATTACGATCCAGGATTTTTGATTTCTGCTTCTGTTTCCGAATAGTCGAGTTTTCGATTGGTGGAGATGCATCCCCTCCGTCTGTGGGGGGTGGAGCCTTACGCTTTTTGACTACCTTCTTGGGAGTTTTTGCGGTTTGCTCGGTTTTTAATGCTTCTATCCCTCTGACTAGAGTGGCGGCGATAAAGTCACCGTTAGGAAGACCGTCCAATACATTGGCGTATTGATCTCGAAGTGATTTGAAGGTGTCCCTGCGACTCTCAGAGATATCATCATCTTTAGATGAATCCATCCAGGGGTGGGTGGCGATGGTGTCGCGTGACCACTCTGATTTTTGCTGTAGGTACTGCCCTCGTTGAGGAATTTTCTCGGTTAGGTACTCGTCTGCCTGGGTGAGAATATTACGAATATCATCATCGCTATATTCTTTACCATCGACCTCTATGTAGTCTTTTCCGATATGTTGAAGTGCAAACTTCTTGGCGGCCTGTGCTTCCTTCTGCAACTTCTGCAAGTCTTCAAACGATTGAATGTTTTCTAACTCGGGTTGAGCCGGTTGCGACTGACTGCCTCCTGATTGCTTGAGGTTGTCGATTTCAGTTTTGAGTGCTTCAGCAGTTTCTTCTGCTGATTTCGCTCTAGCTGTAAGCTTATTGACTTGCTTCAGTAGCTTACCAACAGCCTTAGGAGGCTCGCTTTCGCTTTCCTCCTCAACTTCCTCCTCCTCTTCTTCGGTATCTTCTCCGTCCTCTTCTTCGGACTCAGAAAACTGTGAAAGAACATCTTTATCCTGGTCGGTTAATGCTTCTGCGTTGTCGGTCTCGGTATTCTCCTCCTTCGCCTCATCTACCTGTTGAGCCTCCTGATCCGTTTCGACCTGTTCGACAAAACTTGCCGCCAAATCTTCCACCGATAGTGGGCCTCGTACTTGATTGTTTTCTGCTCCCGTAGATTCAGCCGGAGCCTCGCTAATAACTGTGTCTGCCATGATTTCTGCGTTTAAAGTTCGCACTCTTTGAATTTTCTGTGGGGCAGATACACCCCACCAAAAACTATTTTAGCAGGTAAAAAATCAAATTTCTCAGGAAATTTTGTAACAATCCCAATTATTTTTAAATCGCTCGAGTTTTGCCCTCGAATTAGTTATATGCGGGTACAGATTAATACGCTTAGCCCCGCCTATTTCAATGCACGGGATGTGGTAAAAAATGTTTAGTTCATCAATGTAGGCCACGACTATATCCACCTTCGCACAGTCTATTGTAAATTTACTACCGCATCCACTAGATGTGGTTATCTGATACCGCCCTGTGCCTTTCCTACGAGGGTCTTTAGATTTTCCCTGTGTTCCTTTTATCTGAACCTTAAAAATCCTGCCTGCCGAGTTCATAACCATGCAGTCTTGGGGAAGATAATCACCTAATGGCGTAAATACCTCGAGCCCTGCCTCTAGTGCAGTCGCAAAGTATTTTTGCTCGTACAGACTGCCTTTACGCTTCATCGAGATCGACTTCAGACTCGAAATCAATCACCTCTTCATCCAACCATTCTTTGGTATCATTAACTGCTATCTTCGCCAACTCTAAGTCCTCTATGTCAGATTCTTCCAGCCACCGGTTCAACAAAGACCTATGTGCGTTTTTAAACTGCTGATGGGGTGTCAATTTCGTCATTTTCAAGTGACTCTATTATTCGAGTTAGTCCTGCTATCTCTCCGGATAGCCGGGCAAGTTTTTGCGGATTATCGACATGATTATAATCCTGGAAATCAACCAGACACATATCTCTCTGCTCTTTAATAAAATCTTTTACGACCTGCCATTCAGTCATGTTGCCTAGCCCTGATATTGCGTCCAGTATTGTCATTTTTTCCTTTTTATTGGTTTTACTTTTCTTCCCATGCCTACTTTCGATTTCTCCGCCTTCTTGCGTTTCAATTGGCTCTTACTCATCTCCGATTTTAGCTTGGGCGTTTTACTCGAAACTCTTTTTGTCGGGCGGCAATATTCATTCGCCTTACCCTGTCCGCACGGTTTGCCGGTCCGTGTATCTTTCCAATCTTCAGCACCCCATCTTTTTAATGAAGATCCAGCCGGAGACTTCTTGACCTGTCCCTTCGACTTTCGGCACTTGGCAATCTGTTGAGATGCTCGGGCAGACGGGAACACCTTTACCCGAGCCTTTACCTTTTTATAACAAGCGTCCTTGGCCATCTTACCATTTACGGCAGGACCAAAATCCTGCTGTTAGTTTTGACTTCTTTTCATCACACTTATGCCTAGCTCGAAAAGATTTACGGGCATCAGGATTAGATTTACGGATCTTCATGTTTGCGTCTCCGTAACGAATCGTCCTTGTTTTGCCATTCTCGGATGCAAGTACGACAAATTTCTTCTTCCCATACCCAGGCTCACCCTTTCGGATGCGTCTAGGGGAATTGACCTTAGTCGGCTTACTCATTTTTTATTGGGCATTTTCTTCTTAGGCATTTTCTTCCGCCCCATTGCTTTAGCTTTTTTAGACGGCCTTCCGACCTTCGACCCGTATGTTCCTTTTCCGTATGGCATGATATTATTCCTTTTTAGTTAAGAGGCCATCGATGTACCTGGTACATTGCCAGGGGCAGTCCCTAGCTGGCCAATAAGCGCGTTGCGTTGCTGTGCTTCCATTTGTTCGAGCTGACCCGCATATGTCTGAAGCCTCTTGGCAAAGTTTTCGTCCTCTTGCATACGATTTTGAACATCAGTCGCTGGCACTTCGGGAGTTCCTTGGAGGTATTGCTGAAGAACTTGGAGGCGAAGTTGAGAATTAACCCCTTGCTGTGGTGCATTAACCACTTGCCCCGAGAATATCTTAGCTATATCGGCAGAAGTTTCCTTAATCTCTTTGTCGGTTGCCTCTTCTGCTGGGGCGATCAATTGTCCAGCAAGATTAGGATCAATAGCCTCAAGCACTTTACGAAGGTAAATGTCATACCTCGCTGTTCCTTGCCGGTCGTACTGAGCCATTAACTTGCCGACTGTATCCAGCTTCTGAAGAACCTTCTCCTCATCCTGGTTCATCGAGTTCCATGTGATATTAAAATCGTACAACTCAGCAGTTTCGTCCAAAATAAGCTGTGCTCCCTGCTCGTTGTTTGTAACACGAAACCAAATTTGTGGCCCCGAGTAAGTCCGGTCCAAACACCATACGCGCTTCAAAACTTCCTTCCATCCATTGAGCCAACAATTAACCATGTGCTGTTTTAACGCATTGGCCTCAACCGCATCATCAGGACCAGTCGCTCGACCGGTTATCTTGTTGCAAAGCCCACGAATTTCCATCTCCACCTGTGTCGATGCTGGTGAGTATTTCGGGGTTTCCATCCATCCGACTTCATCTCTACGACGAACAGGAATCTGTGCACCTGGACCAATACGCTCGGGACGGCGGCCTATTTGGTAAGTGAATGGAGGCATGGTGGTCATCGATGCGGCATCGCGTCGCGCATCCATCTCTGTTTTTACGGCCGTTTGATAACTCTTTAATAACTCAGGGTATCCGCGAGAGTCCAATAACCGATGGTTTAAATGCTCTCTCGTGATACACACGAACGGATATCTTCCCTCGTCATACCCGACAGGTTCATGGAAGCCAGCATCTTCCATTTCTTCAGTCCAACAGGTTTTAATAACGATTGGACAATCATCCTCATCCAATTCCTTCCTATAAGTGGTAACTACTCGGATTAATCCCTCATAACTCTGAGTCGAATAATCATTTCCATAGTTAAAGTTACTGTAAGATTCCTCCTCAAAGAAGTCTTTTGCCTTTTCGATAGCACCATCTATCCACTTGGCATCCCAACCCTCATTTACCTTCTGCTTCAACGCTTCAGGAGTGTAATAATG